CGACGAAATACTTCACTGGTTACATCGATGATGTGCGAATCACCAAGGGCGTGGCTCGCACAATCACCGTTCCAACAGCGGCATTCCCTGACGCATGACCGACAACGAAACCATCACCGTCGCCCTCGCCTACTGCGCTCTTGCGCTGGTTGGCCCTGCCATCCTTACGCGACTTGTGCGTTGGGCCGAAAGCGACGAGGCGGCGAATCTTGCGTATGAGATTGGCATGGCAATTGAGGGGGCGGCACGATGAATACATACAGTCAGCTGCCAGGCGAGCTCAACGTCGTTGTGTCACACATTGACGGCCTGGCTATTACGGGGGCTCTCGGGTTCTCAACCGCTGGCGACACGCTGACTGCTGTTATCTACGAAGACACTGCTGCCGGGTACGCAGCAGCGATCGCGGCCACGCCAGCACCAGCGGCAACCTGGTCCATCTCTCGTGTAGATAATTCAATCGGTGCCATCACGCTCTCGCTGTCAGCGTCGACCATCAAGGGTCTTTCGTTGGCCAAGAGTTATCGCTGGTTCTTGCGTTCGTCTGCCCTTGATCGTGCTGTGACAAGTGGCACGTTCACGCTGAGGGCTCCATGAGCGACATTCGCGTCAGCGTCACTGGCCCTGCCCCCTTCACCGTTCGCGTCACCGGTGCAACAGGGGTTTCGCCTGCGATCACAAACGGGCAGACCTTCAGCGTGCAGCTGGCCGGCGTCGGGCCGACTGGGCCGTCTGGCCCGCGCGGTGCTAATGGTGCTCAAGGCGAAATCGGTGCCACTGGGGCTGTTGGTGCGGCGTCAACGGTCACCGGACCAACTGGGGCAGCTTCAAGCGTGCCAGGCCCCACTGGCGCCGCATCGATGGTGACCGGGCCAACAGGGGCCGCGTCAACAGTGCAGGGACCGGTCGGCCCGACTGGTGCATCCGGCGCTGCGGGCAGCACCGGAGCAACCGGTCCGACAGGTCCAGCTGGATTAACCGGAGCAAGGGGAAGTGATGGCGTCGGCGCCACTGGATCCACTGGCGCGACAGGTGCTGCGGGTGTTGCTGGTTTGACCGGGCCGACGGGGGCAGTCGGCAGCCAAGGCGTCACCGGGGCAACTGGCGCGCGTGGAAGCGATGGTGGCGTCGGAGCCGTGGGTGCAACCGGGGCGACTGGGGCTACTGGAAGCACCGGACCTCGAGGTAGCGATGGCGCCGCAGGGCCAACCGGCAGCCAGGGTAATGCTGGCGCTGCATCTACCATAACTGGGCCAACCGGTTCTGTTGGTGCCGCTTCCACGGTAACTGGGCCTACCGGCGCAACCGGAGCCCCATCAACGGCTGCCGGCCCAACCGGAGCCACGGGGGCGACAGGCGCTGCATCTGCCGTCGCTGGTCCGACTGGGGCCACTGGATCAAACGGCGTGGCGGGCGCCACCGGGGCCACTGGTGCTTCCGCTGCTGTGGCTTATCAAGCCACGGCCAATTTCCCAGCAACTGGAGTCACTGGTGTGCTCTACATCGCATCGGACCCGTCGAAGATTTTTCAATTTGTAAACGGGTTCTACGTTCAGATTGGTTGATCTACAAATGCTATTTGCATTGCTCGTGATGCGTGGCACAAACAATTCACGGAGTAAGAGAAATGCCGTATTTTTCAATCCCGGCAACATTGAGTGGTAACGCCACGCAACTCCAAGGCCGCGCTGTTTCGGCGACTGCCCCAGCTGCTAACCAGGTGCTCGCGTGGAGCGGTTCGGCGTGGCTTCCGGCCACCGGCGTGACAGGCCCAGCAGGCAGCGACGGCTCGCAGTTCTACGGCGGATCTGGTGCCCCGTCCGCCGGGTTCGGGAACAGTCGCGACTTCTTTATCGACACAACCAACGGCCGGCTGTACGGGCCGAAGACCGACGGCTCGTGGGGATCTCCGTTGCAATTGCAGACCGGCGCCCAAGGGCCGTCTGGCGTCACTGGAGCAACTGGGCCGGCAGGACAGAGTTTCACAGGCCCATCTGGTGCTGCTGGCAACACGGGTCCAACCGGAGTCGGGGGGGCGACAATTGTCGCTGTTGGCGGCACGCCAAATGCCAATGTTGGCAGAAACGGCGACTTGGCGTTTGACATCACCGGTAAACAGTTCTTCGGACCGAAGGCAAATGACCTGTGGCCGGCAGCAGTGTCGATCGCAGGTCCGACCGGCCCGACAGGCTCGCTGACGATTGCCGACGTGATTGCGGCCATTGGTAGCAACGCCACTCTCAGGGCCGCGATTAAGTCTGCGGCCGCATCGTGAGGCACGGATGCTTGAGCACCTCCACCAGTTGGCCGTTCACGCGTACTACGCTGGCGAGCTCGACGCCGGCCGCCGGGCGTGCGAGCGATTGCTAGGCATGGAACTGACTCCAGAGAAGGAGCGGCTCGTGCGACGAAACCGCAGCTGGTACACGCAGACGCTTGACGAGCTCGTCGCGTGCCGGTTTCAGCGATTTGACGTGGAGCCTGCGGCGGACGGATGGTCGAAGTTCAACCCCACTATCATCGCGCACGACGACGGCTATCTGGCGATTGTGAGGTCTAGCAACTACCAGATCGTTGATGGTCAGTACGTGATCCCACCGGCGGACGGCGACACGATCCGCACGATCAACGTGCTGGCCACGCTCGGCGCGGATCTAATCGTTTTATCGCAGTCTGCGATACCGGATCCGATCTACCCAAAATCCGGCTATCCCGTACATGGCTTTGAGGACTGTCGGCTCAATGCTGTTCATGGCGAGCTTGTTGTGAGTGCCACGGTCCGCAATTGGGCCGGGCGCGACGGCACGTGCCGGATCGCAACGGCCACGCTGCTGCCATACATGGGCAGCATGATCGACGCCACGCTACTCGACGAGCCTGTCAGCGGGCGGCACGAAAAGAACTGGATGCCAATTGTCGGCACTGAGGTGTTTCTGTACTCGTGCTGGGAACAAGGCCGCACGGCATTTGCTTCACGCAACGGAAGTGCATGGAAGATCGACCGCAGGGGCGAGTCGCCGGCGATTGCACGCGGCTGGCGTGGTGGCTCGCAGGTCGTGGAGGCTGGAGACGGCCGCTGGCTCGCCTTGGTGCACGAGGTGGCGGAATACACGGGCGGCCGCATCTACGAGCATCGGTTCGTGCTGTTTGGGGACAGTTGCGACATTCTCGGCTGGTCGCCGGCTTTCGCGTTTCGCGAAACGCGAGCGATTGAGTTTGCCGCCGGGCTCGCCCGGCGTGGCGACCAACTCGTGGCAACCTTTGGCGTGCGTGACGCCGAAGCGTGGATGGCTGAAATGAGTCTGGCCGAAGTGCTGGCCATGATTGGAGGAAATGATGGGTGACGAGCTCGAGGACCAGGTCGGCGACCGTCTGCGGATGCACTGGATGCCGGGCGACTGGTTTCCGTGTTCGCCGGAGGCCGTGGGCCACTATGCCGCCAAGGCCCGGGTGTGCCGCGAACACAAGCCGTTGAGCGTGATTGAGATCGGCACCCGGTGCGGCTACTCGCTCGCATCGTTCCACGTCGTGGCGCCCGACGCGAAGTTCCTCTGCGTGGACGGTGCCCTCGACGCAGACAGTCCTGCGTGCCTGCAGCACTGGCAGAGCGTAGTAGACTCGCTCGGCATCGACGCCCAGCTGATCGTCTGCAACAGCCACGACATGCAGCAGCTGCCACCGGCTGACTTCGCCCACGTGGACGGCGACCACTCTTACCAAGGGGCACTGGCCGACCTGCGGTTGGTGGCCCACGTGCCGGTGATCCTGGCGGACGACTGCGATAACCAGGAGGTCGAGCGGGCCGTTGAGGAGTTCTGCCAAGAGACTGGCCGCGAACCGGTTTACTACCACGACGGGCTGCGAAAGGCCGCCGTGCTTGTGGAGGCTTGATGATCGTCGGCATCTACGCTCTCGCGAAGAACGAGGCCGCTAACGTGCCGGCGTGGGAAGCGTCGTGCCGCGATGCCGACGTGCGGGTGGTCACCGACACGGGCTCGACTGACGACACGGTGCAGCTGCTTGAGGACCAGGGCGTGGACGTGGCCCGCGGCAACGTCGTGCCGTGGAGGTGGGACGATAGTCACAACCTCTCCATGCAACACTTGCCCAGCCACGTGGACGTGGCCATCCGGCTCGATCTCGACGAGGTGCTGGAGCCGGGCTGGCGGGAGGCCCTGGAGGCAGCATGGAAGCCGGAGACGACCAAGCTTCGGTACTGGTATCAGTGGAGCGACGCCCTGCGGTTTAAGTCTGATCGCATTCACCTGAGGGCGGGCTACCGGTGGACCGGGGCTACCCACGAGGGCCTCGTGCGGTGGCACGGCGAAGAGGTGCAGACGCACTGCGAGCAGACGCTCATCCGGCATCACCGGCAGCCCGGGAAGCAGCACAAGACAGACCTGACGCTGCTGCAGCAGGCAGTCCGCGAGGCACCGCACGACGCCCGCATGAATTGGTATCTGGCCCGCGAGCTCGACTACCACGACCAGCCTGGGATCGTGGAAGCGTTTGAGCACTACCTTACGCTCCCCGGCGGGGCCGCGTGCGAGCGAGCATACGCCTACCGCGTGCTTGCCCGCCGGCAGCCGGAGAAGGCCGGCAACTGGCTCCTGCGGACGATTGAGGAGTCGCCACACGAGCCGGAGGGCTACCTTGCCCTCGGCGAGGCGTGCTGGGATGCCGGCGACGCCGTCGGTGCCCTGCACTGGGCGAGGCGTGCTGCGATGGCTCCCCATGACAGGCAGACGCACACAAGCGATCCAGTGGCCTACGGGCACCGAGCACCTGAGATGGCTGCCGCAGCGGCCTACAGCATCGGGCTTAAGCAGGAGGCGCTGACGCACGCCCGCGAGGCGTTCCGCCGCCACTCGTCGCAGGAGACGGCAGCGGCCGTCGCGAAGCTGGAGCTCGAGCTCACGACAAATATCCCCGGCCCGCAGGAGCGATAGCATGCCAGTCACGCCGCACCTCTCACGCAACCTCGCCACGCGTCTGGCGGCCGCCCTTTCGGCATTTAGTTGGGGCAGCGTGCCGGGCGGCACGATCGCGGCCACCATGCAACGCAAACCCGACTACGGGCTTGAGGATCTCGGATCCCTGCGCGTGTCAGTGGTGCCCGGACCTTATGCGATGAAGACAGAGACAAAGGGGATGGAGCTCGCCGACACGACCGTCGGGATTGTCGTTGCCAAGCACGTCGGCAGCGAGGCAGACATCGTCGCCTTGGAGGATCTCTGCCAAGAGATCGTGGATGCGATTCGGTCGGACTACATCAAGCCCAGCGGGCTGCCAGAAGACAACGACTGGACAGAGGTCAGCAACCCACTGCCATACGATCCTGAGCTCCTCGAGGCCAGGAATGTGTTCATGGCGCAGATCGCTGTGCAGTGGGATATCCCGGTGGATAAGTGGGCGCCTGCGGCGCCGACAGGCGCTACGGGAGCCACCGGCCCATGAGCATGCTGGACGCTGGCCGGAATCCGCTCGGTGCCGGTCTGTCGGGATCGATGGGGATCCCGATGCGGATCAACTTTGATTTTTTCTTCGACCGTGCCAGCGTGCAGGCTGCGCTCGACAAGGCGATCTATCGCGGGCTGTATCGGGCTGGTTCGGTGGTGATGCAGATCAGTCGACGGTCGATCAAAAAGATGGGCATGGCGAAGCCAAAGTTGAGGGTCATGCGAGCCAATCCTGACTCGACGCTCCGGCAGTTGCTCGCAAGGAACGACATCAGCACCAGGACAAAACGGAAGATTTCTGACAGGTTGTTTGAGATCCGTTTCAAGCCGCCATCGCAGCCAGAAACTCCACCTCACACTCACGCGGGCACACTTCGCCGCTCAATCACTTACCAATATGACCCGTCCACTGAGTCTGTGGTTGTCGGTGCTTTTATGGACGGTGCCCCATACATTGCAGCGTTGCACGAGCACGGCGGCTCGCAGCAGATGGCGGCCTGGGCGTGGATACCGCGGTATGGCCGCGGCTACAAGGGCATTCTCGCTTGGTATCGCGTCGGCAAAGGCCCGAAGAGCAAGGCGAACTGGCAGATCACCAGCTTCCGCAAGACGTTCCCGTACCCGCAGCGCCCGTTCATGTTACCAGCCATGCTCGTGGGCGTGAGGCGCGGCAGGATCGCACAAGAGTTCGCGGGACGTTTCCGCAGTGGTTGACCATCCGTTCAGGTATACTGGCGATAGGTGCCCACCCCACGTGAGGAAGCTATGGCAACCACTATCCAACTTGGCAAAAACACGACGATTAGCGGACTGACCGGCGTGCAAGACGTCTCGATGACGATCGAGGCCGAGAAGGTCGACGCGACGACCAAGGGGTCTACTGGCGTCTACAAGCGGACCGTGGCCGGCCTGCAGTCGCGGACGCTTGAAGCGACGGTGCTTGGCGACTCAACGCAATCTTACGGCAAGCAGATTGCCGTCACCGTCACGCCCAGCGGTGGCACTGCGTTTGCCATCACTGGCGTTGTCACCAGCGCTAAGCGGACGCAGCCAATCGGCGGAGCCGAGGCCGTCAGCATCACGATCAAGCCAGGCATCGCTCTCGACTCCAACGATCAGGTCACCGTCTAAGTTTTACAACTAGAGGACCACATGGCCAAGTACAAGCTCGGTAAGACGGCACTCATCACTGCACCAGGCGTCAGCCTGGACGACGTTGTAGACGTCGATCTGAACGCCAGCGGCGACGAGGTGGATATCACTGTTTTCGGTGATACAGAGAAGCAGATCGGATGCGGTCTTCTCGACGTCACTGTCGAAGTGACTGCCACGAACCACTCTGCTACCGTCGGTGCCACCGGTGCGATCACTGTCGGCGGCATGAGCTCTGTTGCGTGCGTGGTGTTGGACGTCAAGAACAAGATTACCCCGAAGGGGCGGAGCGAGTACACCATCTCATACGCACCGACTGTGTCCTGACCGCAGAGGTGACCTGTGGCCAAGGTCCGCCTCGCCAGAAATCAATCGATCAGCGCGGACAATGTTGTGCTATTAGGCACGCGCGACTTTGATGTTGAGCTAGAGCTTGACACGGTCGACGTGACGCCGTGGAACTCTGCAGCGCGTGGTGAGATCACTCTCACCGAGATGAACACGGTCACGCTGCAGATTTACGACGCAGCAGATGTTAGTCGATTCATGGCAAAGTGGAATCAATTTCCGCCGCAGCCGGTGGCTATTAAAGTCGGCGGCGCCGAGGCGAATTTCCTTGTTCACAAAGTCAAAGTATCTGGCCAGTTCGGCGGCGTGATGGCTTACGAGGTTGTCCTAAAGCTCTGGCCTTACAAAAATGAATAAGTTTAAAACACTCGACGGCCATGAACTGGCGATCGAGGTCAACTACCTTACGGTCAAGCGCGTTCGCGATCTGTGCGGCGTAAACGTGCTCGACATCTGCAACCTCGACAAGGAATCGCTCTCGGGGTGGGTGGCCGACGATTTGAAAGTGCTCGAGGTCATCTGTGCGGTGGTGCGGCCGCAGCTTGCGTCCATCGACATGGCCGACGACGAGTTCTTTGCCGCGTGCGACGGCCAGGTTTTGAAGGAGGCCGTCGAACGGCTGGTTGACCAGGTATCTGATTTTTTCCAAGAGCCCAGGAAGGGGCTGGTCAAGAAGGTGATAGCGAAACTGAGGGAGACGGAGCGGAAGATGGAGGCCCAGGCAGAGAGGGCGATAGAACAGGCATTGAGCCAGTGCGACTTCGAGGAAGCCCTCAAGACGCATGGGAGCTCGGGTTCCACCTCGCAGGCATCGTCGGAGTCGCCCCTTGGAGCTTCACTCTCCGAGAGCTCGTCTGGATGGCGGAAGGCCGGCAGCACGAAAACTGGACGCACACGGCGTCGCTCATGAGCCTGTGGGCTCAGATTCACCATTCCGACGAAAGCGGCGAGCCTGCACCGACGATGTACACGTTCCATCCGTTCTACAAGGTGCCAAAACCGAAGCCGATGGAGGCCACGCCAGACATCCTTATGGCATTTGGGTTCCGGCCTGTGAACACGGAGGTGCCAGATGGCGGCTAGCGCAGGGGCGATTCGGGCCGGCAGTGCCTACGTGGAAATCTTCGCCCGCGATGGGCAGTTTCAGCAGTCGATGAGCCGGATCCGTGCTCGCATGATGACGCTTGGCACGCAGCTGCGGCAGGCTGGCACCGGCATGACGATCGGCGGAACGGCGATGGGCGCCCCGTTCGTCTTCGCGGCAAGAACGGCGGCTGCGTTCTCGCTGGAGATGGCCCGCGTGCGGGCGAACACGGGTGCGACAGACCAGCAGTTTGCATCGCTTAATGCGGCGGCAAAGGCAATGGCCGTGCAGTTTGGCCGCTCGCCGGAAGAGGTGGCCGGTGCCATGAGCGAGCTCGCGAAGGCCGGCCTTAACGCCGAGGGCGTGATGAAGTCGATCAGTCCGATCCTCGCGGTAGCGGCTGCCGACAACATGGAGCTTGCCAGGGCCGTCGAAGTAGCCGTGAGCACAATGGCTCAGTTCGGAATGACAACCGACGATTTTGGAACAATAGCCGACAAACTGCAGGCCACGGCAAACGCATCCACTACGAGCGTGGATCTTATCGGCGAAGCTTTGTCATACGTAGGCCCTAAAGCTCAAGAGGCCGGGCAGTCATTTGATGACGTTGCAGCGGCTCTCGCAACACTGGCCGACGCCGGCCTTCGCGGATCCCTTGGCGGCACGGGGCTCGCCCGCGTGATTGAGTCGATCGCAAACGAAGAGGAAAAACTTGCCGGGCTTGGCGTCAGCACTCGAGACGCGGCCGGCGGCATGCGGCCGTTCATCGACGTACTTGAGGACCTCGGCAAGAAGACGGCCAACATGAGCAATGTTGACCGCATCAGAATGTTCACCGATATCTTTGAGATTCGCGGCGCGAATGCCGCCATGTCACTCTCGACCATGCGAGACAAGTTCAACGACGTGCTTGGCACGATCCAGAACTCCGGCGGAACGGCGCTCAATAAAGCGACTGCAGTAATGAGCTCATTTGGTGGAGCCGTCAAGCAGCTTGGCGCCCAGTTTGGCGTGTTCCAAATCCAAGTAATCGAGTCGATGGGGCCAATGGCTACGCAGGCCGTTCAGGCGTTCACAAGGATGATGGCCGTGGTAGGCGAATTTATCTCACGCAACGGAACGCTGGTCGCGATTGTGGCCGGCAGTGCGGCCGCCCTGTTCAGCCTTGGCGTGGCCTCGCTGGCCGCCGGCATCGCCCTTCAGGGGCTCGCCACTGGCCTCCGTGTCATCCAAGCCATCCTGCCGCTCATCCCGGCCCTGTTCTCGCCCATTGGCCTGTCGATCGCCGCGATGGGGGCCGCGATCGCCGGCGGCGTGGTCATTGCCCGCACGCTATCGCCGGCATTCAAGGAAGAGACTGACGCGATTGGTGCCGCCCTTATGCGGCTCGACTTTGGGGCGGCGTGGCAGGTCATGAACGTGAACCTGGCGATCGCCCTGGTGCAGATGCACCAAGCGTTCGCTCAAGCGTTCGACCTGGTGAAGAACACAGTGCTTTCAGCCAGCAGCTTTATCGGCGACATGTTGATCCAAGGGCTCGACCGGTTCATGGGGCTGTTCGGCGCCGACATCATCACGCTGCAGGCCGGGTTTGAAAAACTCGGCGTGTATTTCCGTGCTGCGTTCGACTGGGATTTCGCTGTTAACGGCATGTCTGACGCACTCAAAAAGGTTGAGGCACGCGTCGAAGAGGCCCGCCAGCGTGCCCCGACCGCAGACGCTCGAGCAGAGCAGCGGAAGCAGGAGCGAGAAAAAGCCGCAGAAGGCCGCAACGAGGAGATCAAGCGGCGCGACGCCGGCTTTGAGGACACGATCAAGGAGCTCAGGAAGGACGCTGCAAGGGCGCGTGAGCGTGCCCTCGGAAAGCCTGACAAACCACCGGAAGAAGCGAAGGTTGACGAGAAGGGTAAGCCGATCAAGCCGATGCTCCAGGCGGCCCCCCCTGGAGCTTTCATGCCGCCCCCGGAAGGTGGAAAGGCAGAGAAGGACAAAGGCATCTCTTCGGCCGGCAACTGGAGCGGCGTTGGGCTCAATATTGGCCCAGAGATCAGTCGGCTTGAGGATCCGGCCCAGCGGACTGCAGATGCAACGGAGCGGACTGCCGATGCTGTGGGGGCGATTGCCGGCCAGCAGGGTCCGCAAGCGGCCGCGGGCGTCGCGCCGTTGGCCGCCGCTGCAGACATGGCTCCAGGCGAGTTCCAGGCTGGGCTTGATGCCGTCGCGGCTATGGCCGCCGATCCAAATGTCACGGCCGAGCAGCTGCTAGCCATGCATGGTGGCGGCGCTGCTGTTGTGCCGCAGGCGATTGGGGGAGCTCCAGCCGTCGCGATGGACGTCGTGGCGCCAAGGGCAGTAGCCGGGCAGATGGCAGCGGCTCAGGGCATGCAGGCGGCCACGGAAACATCACAGATCGGAATCGCTTTCCAGCAGGTCGGCAGCGAAATCGTCGCAGCCATAAACGCCGGCACGGAAGTGTCAAAACAGATGCTAGGCGCCATCAACAAGATCGCTGAAAAGAATTCTACGGAGTTGGCATTCCAATGAGCTACAAAGTCTACGAGCTCCGCGACTCCGAGAGCGGCAGTATCGACAACGAGAACCTTGAGTCGGGTGAGGTCTGGAACGTCACGAAGAAGTATCTGATCGGCCAGTGTCCGGGCGGCATGGGTGAGGTCAAGGATGCTATAGCTGAATACATGCCGCGGTACTGGTCGTCCCCTGTCGGCTACTGGCGTCGCAAGGGCATCACGATCAAGGGGGTCGGCAAACAGTGCTTTGAGTGCACTGGCGAATACACGACGCTTGTGCCTGTAAGCAGCGGAGGTGGAGGCGGCGACGGCGGCAATAATAACGATAGCAATTATGAGTTCGTCCCCGGGTCTATTGCTTGGGACACGACCGGCTCCACAGAGCACATCACCAGCGCGTTGAGCGAGCGCGTGATTGGCAGCGATGGCGCGGCAGACTTCGGCGGTGCGATCAATGTTCAAGGCACCAGCGTGCAGGGCATCGACAAAGTTGTGCCTGCGATGAAGTATTCTGAAACGTGGATCATGCCGGCGCAAATCGGCATGTCCGTGGATTTCGTGAAGAGCGTTTACACGTTGACCGGTACGGTAAACGCATCTCAGTTCCGCGCGTTTCAGCCAGGAGAAGCGCTCTTCATGGGGGCGCGCGCTCAGTGGAGCGGCGACCAACCGTACACAACGGTGACTTTTGATTTTCAGTGTCGCGCGAACGACTCTGAGTTCTATGTGAAGGGACTTCCTCAGACGACCAAGGAAGGGTGGGAGTTCGCGTGGGTCGTCTACAGGCAGAGTTCCACAGGCAGTGGATTCTTGGTGCAGCAACCGGCGTGCCTCGTCATCGACCAAATCTACAAGAAGAAGGAATGGTCTGGGTTCAAAATTGATGAAGCACCTGGCGCAAGGCGAACGGGGACAAAGGCGACAAGCGCTGCAACCGCTGCCGCTGTGCAGGGATTCTTTAGCAACAACACCAGTCAGTAACCAATGGACCCGCGACAGAGCGTCAATCCGGGCGATCCGATCCGTTTGGCCGCAAGCCAGATCAACGGACTCAATCGCCTGTTGAATCTGGACGCAGGATTTCGATCGCCGGCCGCATCCGAGCAACCAACGCCCTACACGTGGGTGATGGCGAAAAACAACACCGGGTCGTTGGTTGCACGCTGGGGCGTGCTCGCAATCACGGGCATGGAAATCGTCCCGGGAAGCAGCGACAACGCCACCAGCCAATTTGAGCAGTTGCCGGTTGTCGCTGGCGGCACGCCAAGCGACACGACGACGGCCTGGTGCGTGGCGGTCGAGCCGATCGCGGCAGGGATGATAGGCAGGGTGGCAGTTGGTGGCGTGGTGCAGGTGAAGATAGAGGTCGCCAATTCCTTGCACGTGTTTGCGAAGTGCAAGTCATCGACTTCTGAGCTAAAAAGCACGGACAACGGAGAGGGCGTGATCCTGTGGAAGGCCGGCACCGGATCTGGCCAGTGGGCACTGGTGCGTCTTGGCAACGGCCGAGGCACGCAAATTGACGTGGTGACGAACGTCACGCTGGACGCTAACGGCATCGCGGTCGAGAAGAAGCGTGCGTGGGTGTACGGACCCACCGGAATCACGGGATCGACCATCGGCACGACAGGGTGCACCTAATGCCACTCGCCACAAAAAACGGCGCACTGATCGTCAAGGAAGGCAAGATCGCAGAGAGTTGCGCCTGCTGCTGCCCTTTGTCTGAATACTCCAGGTTTGAATGGACTGGAACGCCAACCGCCTCGCTGGACTTCTGCGCGTGCTACTGGAACTCCGCGCCACTCGTGAAATCAATAAGCGAGTGCGGGGCATACGCAGGCATACCGCTCGCAGGCCTTAGTCGCGGCAGGTACGGAAATGTGTCGCAATCGTCCTTGGCTGGAATAGATGGCTCTGCCTCTGGGTATCCCAGCTATAGGAACCTTGACGCGCTGAGGCAATTTCAGGTAGCGGCAGACATGCAGTTCCCGGGGACGAATTTGGCAAACGCATCCCTTAGGGCTACGAGTTCAGCGCTGTATCTCCCAGATAACACCCTCATCGGACTGCACTCGCCTGCATCCGGTCAGACAGGAGTCCTTGAAGGGGCATCGGTAGCCAATCCGTACATGACTGGCAGCGGACACGCCTACAGGATTAGTCCTGTCACGCTGTCTGAGGCAACTGATTTGCGCGAGGCGCAGAAAGGACGTTCCCTAAAGTTTTGCGACGGCAACTGGATAGCGGATCCGAGCAGGCCGTGGAAAGTTACAGCAAACGTCGCCGGATGGCCTCAAGGGCTTTCTAGGCCTTCATACAGTGGGGGCTACTGGCAAGAGTCGTGGTCGCATGAGACTGTGCTTGATTCGCTTGTGCGTAGTTCAACTGGCATGCCGCTGATTTGGTCGCTTTCTAGCTCTTCTTCGGTGTCCCAAGAGGGTGGATTCATCTTCGGAAGGGGCGTGCAGGCCACTCTAACCGATAACAATGCCCACACGGACAACAGGCCACCAGAAAATGGTGACTTCATTGGGTCAGGTTCGCAGTGGCCAGACACTACGGCATGCAGTAGTGGGTGCGAGGTCAAATACCTGTTCAATGTTTCTGTCACTTTACGTATACCGCTTAGTCAGTATGGCTTAGGAACTGTAGTTCTCACTGACACCGTGCATTGTGATCGTGTGTATAGTCCTTGCATTTCAAGTGGCGGGTCATCTTGGACTTCTCCTGCAACACGTCGCAACATGGTTGTCACTACTGCAACAGGTAATTTTGATCCTTACTTAGGAGTAATTGTTCATGTCCCAAATGAAAACGATAGCTTTACGTTTGAGGTGTAGCGTTCTGTGGTCGGCACTGAATTAAAAAAGCTCTTGGCGTCTTTCGGCATCGTTGACAACGGATGCCGTCTGTGCATGGAGCGTGAAGAATTGCTTAACGCCGCTGGTCCAGATTGGGTTGAGCAGAACATCGACATACCTGTCGGCTGGCTCCGCGAGCAGGCCGAGGCTCGCGGTCTGCCGTTCTTGGACATTGCGGGCAGGTTGCTTGTGCGGCGGGCGATTGCAAACGCACGCAAGAAATCTGCCTGACGCCCGCTGCTATTGCACCCCATTCCGGTTCTGGCACTCTGCCTTTACGCCCCCTACCCGGAGGACCGATGCCGAAACCGCCAGACGACATCGCGCGCATGGCTCGCCAGATCATCGCGGAATATCCGCAGCACCCGGCTCGCTCGCTCGCCAGGCGACTTGTCGAGGCGGCCAACGGTGCGATCACGCTGGAAACGGCTCGCACAAGGATTCGCAAGATGCTGGGGCAAAGCGGCGAGAAGAGCCGCCGTCGCAGCACTGGCCTTCAGCGGCCGTCGCGATCGCCTGGAGAAGGCGTGGCCATGCCGGCCAGCCGGGCCGCGAAATGGGAGCCATACGATCCGAAACTGCCCGGCCTGTGGGGCGTGCTCTCGGACATCCACGTGCCATACCACTCAGAGGTGGCCTTGCGTGCCGCGGTCGAGCACCTAAAGCAGAAGCAGATTGTTGGCCTGCTTCTCAATGGCGACATCGCGGACTTCTACAGCATCTCGCGATACGTGAAGAATCCTGCAAACCGCGATTTTGGTGCCGAGCTCGCTCAGGTTCGGCAGCTGCTCAAGTGGCTGCGGGGAGAGTTCCCCGGCGTGACAATGATCTACAAGCAGGGCAACCATGAGGAGCGGTATCAGCACTGGCTCTGGCAGCACGCCGCGGAGCTCTCGCTCCAGCCGGAAATGTGCTTAGAGGTCTGGCTGCACTGCAACCTCTATGACATCGCGATGGTCGGCGACCAGCTGCCAGTGATGCTCGGAAAGCTGCCCGTCCTGCACGGTCACGAGAAGGGTGGCGGCATGACCGCTCCGGTGAACCAGGCCCGTGGTGCGTTCATGCGTCTGCATCACACCGTGCTCGAGGGACACGGGCATCGCACCAGCGGCCACTGTGAGCCCGATATGTGGGGCAACGAAACATTCTGCTGGAGCACCGGCTGCCTCGCGGATCTGCGGCCGGAGTACGCGAGGCTCAACAAATACAACCACGGCTTCGCCACGGTCGAGGTGCACGCCGACGGCAGCTTCGACGTCCAGAACATGCGGATCACGAAAGACGGTGTGGTACGCACCTCGTGAGACTCACGGACGAATACATCGCAGAGGCCCGCCAGCGGGCATATCGATTCCAGGGACAGTGGTGCGGCACAACAGGATCGATCGCCGCCGACTCCGCAAGATTGATCATCGAAAGGAAGGAACTCATGAGCACGATCGCTGAACTGGAGCAGGACAACGCGGCCATGCGGGCCGCCATCGAATCACGTGGCGGATGCTGCGACGGCGGGAAATGCCACTCCCCCCCTGCCCTCAATCTGCCGGAAGGATACGCCGACTACACGCTGACGCCGGCAGTGCCGGTGCCGGAAGCCACGTTTGAGGACCCGATCCCAGTGGCTTCGATGCCGCCGGAGCAGCTGGAGGCTGCGTGGGCCGGCGTGAAGGAGCGGCAGCGTGAGCTCCACGAGCGTTTGCGCGATCCGTATTCCGCAGATCCAATTGATCGGCGAGTTATCGGCGGCGAACCGGAAGACGTGCCTGTCGTTCCTGTTGTGATTCCGCAGCCAGGAACCACGGCAAAATTTGGGACGGGTGCCGTCCGGTCGGACACGGTCGAGGAGTTTCGATATGACCTCGTGTCGCCGATCGGCCTTCGCGAGGTAGCTCGAGCATGTGCGGAGGGGGCCGGTAAATACGGTGACTGGAATTGGGAGCGCGGCATGCCGGTCAACGATCTGCTGAACCACGCGATCGCCCATATCTACCAGTTTCTCGCCGGCGACCGCAGCGAGCCGCACCTCGGGCATGCCGCCTGGAACCTCCTTGCGGCCTGCCATTCGCACGAGCTCTGGAAGGAGCTCAACGACGGCCATCTGCGTGGCCCTGGCTGCAAGCCGCCGACCTGAACAAAGGTACAATAAAGGCAGGAGCCGCCATTTGAAGCCGTCCCAGCACCGCATGGCCGACACGCTGTTTCGCAACACGGCCCGCGGGCGGGAGCCCTTGGCGCCGCCGAGCGACGAGCACGTGCACTACCAGCCTCTGCGGCGGGCAGGGATTGGCGTCATCACCTCAAGGCCACAGACGGCCGAAAACGCGTGCCGGTGCTGGGCATGCCGACTCGGCTTCAACGTCGACCACTCAAAGCTCAAGAGGTAACTGATGCCCACGCTCACGCTCACCGGCAACAACCGGCTCACCTTCTCGCTGGCCGACACACAGCTGATTGGCAGCGTGACAGGCGAGGTTGAGGTGCGGGCAACGCAGTCCGTGGCAAACGGCACCGGGGCCGGCCAGGCCAACGTCGCGTGGGCTACCAAAGTCACGCTTCCGGCTGGGCAGGCTTACTCCATCGACCTCACGAATCTTGCCGCGTCAGCGTTTGGCTACGTTGGCAAGGTCAACGTGGCGACGCTTAAAGACGTGATCGTCGTGAACAACGAGACAACGGCCAACCGCTACCTGCTCTACGGCGTGATCTCGGCAAACGACACGACCGGCTACGCGGCCCGCATCAACCGCGGCGGCAGCTATCGGTGGACTGACTACCAGGACGGGATCGCGATCACTGCGGGAAACAAAACGCTCTACATAGCGAATCCGTCTGGCGGTAGCGTGACGTTTGACATCGCTCTCGCTGGCGTCGGCTCCTACTTGGACAATTCGTAATGGTCGCGGCCACCGAAAACCTGCACACAACCGTGACGCAAATCACTGCGTTTCTGGCGTCGGCACGCGCTCAGGCAGCTGCGGGTATGACGTGGCAGAAGTTCGGCCAGATGCTCGTGGATCTGCTGCACCAAGCCGTCACCGGCCTTGACCACATCTCGGGCCTGTCAGGCCCTGAGAAGAAGGCGCTTGTGCTCACGGCCGTCGCATCGCTTTTTGACTCGGTGGCCGACCGCTGCGTGCCGCTGACCATGTACCCATTTTGGTCCATCGTCCGCCCCGCGACTCGCACGCTCGTGCTCGCGATCGCGTCCGGTGCCGTGGAATCCCTTATCCCGATCACGAGGTCTGCATGATCACGCTCCTGCTCGTTGCCACTGCTCTCGCGTTCCTGTTCTGGCCGAAGGGCTCGCAGTCTCTGCCAGCCCTGCCGTCGGCAGAGGATCTGTTTCGCGTGCCGCCGCCGGCGGTCCCGAAGCCTCCACAGGCGCCTGATGCCCGCGACGCTATCGATTCCCTGCTCGAGGTCCGCGACCGGCTGGCCGCGACCGAGGCCCTCGACGAGGACTCTGCCAAGGCCGTCGACATTCTCTGGTTGGACCTGCTCCACGGGAGCAAGAAATGACGCGTGAAAAACTGATTGTGGCCGGTGCTCTGCTGGCCGGGGCTCTGCTCGCGGCCTACGTTGAGTACGGTCCCCGAAACTCAACACCAGCACCAGACCCGGTAGGCCAGTTTTCGCTCCGCGGCAAGTGGATCGGGCCAGCGGCCGCCGAGGACGCAGCTGCGTTCGCCGGCCTCTGCCGCGGGCTGGCCGACGCCCTTGAGGCGGACGGCAGCCGGCCGCAGCCGAGGATCACCACGGGCGTGCAGATTGAAGACGTGAAGGTGGCCGCGGCCGAGGGCCGGTTTCTGCCGCGTCGCCTGACGCAAGAGCAACCGCACGCTGTGGCGGCCGCCGGCAAATACCTTGACGAGGTGGCCGGCACATCGGGCGGGCCGCTGGACGCAGCTGCTCGAGGTCGCTGGGTTGAGGCATACCGGGCACTGGCAACCGCAGCCGAGGAGTCGATCCGATGAAGTTCAGCGACTTGCTGTGGGAAGTCATCGACAACGGCCTCTACGTGTTGCACCTGGTCGCGGCACTGTTTATCGCCGTGTCGGCCGTGGCCTGCCCAATCTGGCTCGGCATGATTCACCGCGAGCTTGTGACGATCCGCGATGAGATTAGGGCTATTGAGATCAAGCCAGAAGATGGCCCCGGGCCTGTGCTGCCGCGGGTGCTACCGCGCCTGCGGCGAATCGGCGAGGAGGCTGAATGACCCGCATCGTTCGCGCATGGACCTGGTCGGCAATCGCGTTCGTCATTGTCGCCGCACTGATCGGTGCTGTTGTAGATCATTACGCTCACCGGCTCTTGCGGCGAGTCGACTCATCGTTTGGCTACACGCCCAACCCGGAGGGCGTTCGCGAATTCCTCCGCGAGCTCCAAGAGCCGACGTTCGCAGAGGCCGGGGCGGACGCGATGAAGAACGCTACAGGGCGCGACACATTCCTCTATCGTGCGGTCAACGTGTCGCACCAGCGACGCTACGGGAAGCCGTGGCGGTCGTGGGACCAAGGGGCAGCGGGCACGTGCGTGAGCATGGCTTTTGGTTTGGGAGAATACGCAGCGGAAGCAGTCGACCACGTTGCAGGAAAGACGAAACAGCCGCCGCTTGTTTGCGCGAGCGAGCCAATTTATGGAGGTTCCAGAACCGCGGCGAGATTGCCCCCGATGGAGCGAAATCTCGGAGGGGATGGAAGCTACGGCGGTGCCGCTGCCCGCTGGCTCACCGGCAACTGCCAAGACAAGACAGTCGGCGGCGTGCTGTACCGCACGAAGTACGGGCCGTTCGATCTGAGCACGTATTCAATCCCGCTCTCAAAGACGTGGGGCCGCGATGGTGTTCCGCTTGAGCTCGGCCGCCAGGCTGCGACGCGTCGAGCGAAGTGCGTGCAAGTGCAGACGTGGCAGGAGCTCTGTGCGGCCATTGAGCGGGGCACGCCTGTGGCCATCTGCTCGCAGGTGGGCTACGGTCCGACGCCGCGAGTGCGTGACGCTGACGGCGCTCTTTCCAGGGGCTCGTCCTGGTCGCATGCGATGTTGATATGGGGCGTGCGGCACAAGCACAACGGATCGCCCGACGACATGGGGCTAATCCAAAACAGCTGGAATACGAACTGGTGCTCCGGTCCAAAGTGGCCGGACGATCAACCGGATGGCAGCTTCTGGGCTCGCCGGCGTGACGTCGAAGCGGCCCTGCAGCAGGGCGACTCGTGGGCCATCGGCACCAGCTACGAATGGCGGGATCTGCAAAACGCTGACTGGGGGCTCTCGCTATGAATCTCATCATGTGGGCCATTTTCGGTGCGATCGTCGGCGGCATCGCCCGCTCGCTGCTGCCGTCAAAGATCCCAGTCGGATGGCTGCCGACGATCGCGATCGGCTGCATCGGCAGCATCGCCGGCGGGCTGCCGTTCGGCACCGGCCCGGCAGGGTTCGTCGGGTCAATCATTGGGGCTGTTGCCGTGTTGTACTTGCACCGCATCTGGAGCGAAACGAATGCCTAACTCGCAGAAGAAACTTGTCGTTGCTGGCGTGATCGCTGTGGCTCTCACCTGGTGGCTGGCGACCGCTCCAGAGTCGCCCCTGCGCCCGACGCCCCCGCGGCCCGACCGGCCCGTCCTGCGGTTCCTCGCCCGGGTTGCCGGCGTGGCTGCCCGGTTCGGCCTGACGGCCCTCCTGTTCGCCGAGCCGGCTCCGCAGGATGCCGATGAGGTTCATCTCGCTCACGCGGTCCTCGGCCCAGACGGCCACCAGCAACTCAGGAACGAGGTGTGGTGATGCACGCACTGTGGCACTGGATCCTCTACGTGCTGACGGCCACCTCGGCCGACCCGCAGCTGCTCGAGCACGAGCGTGCCCGCACGGCCGGCGCCGTGAACGTGGCCTATGCGTCGCTCGCCGCTGAGCCTCCGCCAGCCCCGAAGCAGGAGCCGGCGGTGCCCGCGGCCTGCCCGTGTGGAGGCAAGGGCTATACGGTGCGATCTGACGGCTCTCGGTGGGCCTGCCCATGCAAGACATGCCCGACCGGAACATGCCCTAAAAGGTGAGCCGTGGAGCCCGTGCAGCGACTCACCGACCAGATCGCCCGCCAGCTTGGAGGCATCGCCGACGACTGCGGTGCCGAGCGGCTGGGCGCGATCATGCGGCTTGTCATCCGGCACTGGCCGCACGAGCACCTCCGCATCATCGCTCGCTCTGGCGGCCGCAACCACGCCGACCTGCCGCACGTCGGCAAACTGCTCGCCGCTCAGGTCCGCGAGCAGTGGGAGGCCCGCAACGGAATCTCGCCCGACTGGGACCTGATGCTCGCGAAGGCGGCGAGTGCGTGCTGGCTGGTGCTGCTTGAGCTCTGGTTCCGAGATCAGGAATTCCGCGTGACGCTGAAGGTGCTTACTCGGAAGATCGCGGAGCCATCTTAAAGTCTTGCGCCGCCTTTTTCATTTCGCGGGCGGCATCCTTCATGGCCTGCTTCGCCTCCCAGGTGACAATTGTTTTGAAGGCAAACGCGGCAAGCAGTCCGCCTATGAACACTCCAATCGTCACCTGGGCGACGCCGCTGACGAATGCGGCAATCGGATCGGGCCTTTGCTGGTAGTACATACGATCCCTCCTTCAGAGTGAGGAGATCGTATGTGGGTGGCATCAAGCCAGTGAAGTGAACGGCCGTGCGCTCACGCCGCCGGCCGCTCCGGCGGCTCTTCGCCGAGGTCGAGCGGAGGCAGCAGGTCCGGTGCCGACGGCCCGTCTCTCACGATGTTCGGATCGAAATAGCTTTTGCGAGTTGTGCTCGGCCGGTCGTGATCAGCGAGACGCGTGGCATCACCACCAGCGGCATGGAAGTAACTCAGGCTCGCCTTTCTGAATCCGTGGAAGCCACGATACGTGACGCCGGCACGCCTGCAGAGAACCTTGAGCGACCCCCATATCGACGTGGGCTTCCGGTCCCACGGCCAGACGAGATCCTCGGGCCGGCGGCGACCGGCGGCCAGCATGTCGGCCGCTTGGCGATTGATGCCGCGAACGATATCCCTTGTCTTACCCTTGCGAGTCGCACCGAGGAACGTGATCTCGCCAGCCTCAATGTCGATCTGTTCCCAGCGCAGGGCAAGCATGGCCCCCAGCCTTTCGGCCGTGAGCCACGACACGTAGATTTGTGTCGACCACCACCAAGCATTCGGCACGCCGGCGATCGCACCCTTGTATGAATCGCTCCGTGTTCTGGCGAGTCTGATCAGCTTCGCGACGTCTTCTGACGAATACGCTCGAGGCACTCGCTCCGTGGCACGGTACGGAGGAAGCGACGGCCACTCGACGTGCTCGCCTCTGCTGTTACGCATTTTCTTCTTACTTGCGTAGGTCCAGATAGCGACCAGCTGCGTGCGATCCTTCAACACGCTGTTGCGAGAACAAATCTTTCCACGGTGCGGCGTGATCTCGCGATACCGCAAAAACCTGCTCACGACCAGGTCGTCGAGATCGTCAAGCGTGGGCTCAGGATCAACTCGGCCTGGCACCGTCGCGAGGTAATCGCGGAAGCGGTCGAGCGTGTAGGTGTACAGACCGACGGTGCGGTCTGAGAGCATGTGCAGGGGTGCGTATCGTTCGAGCAGGAGAGAGCGGACAAGCATGGCGACGTCCTTCGCGGCAGGGTTTTAGACTGCCGCCGACTGCCATTGCAGTCGGACCGGCATCCTTGCCGAGGTCGCCTAGCGTACTGTACATCCGTCCAATATGCAACGGGAATGCCCTCCGCTCGAAAACTCTCGGCAGCCCCACCCTACGGCGGCGGGTGTCGAATCGTCAATTTTGGCTGCGACACGGCATTTTTGCTGTGATCGCGTCGTGAAATACACGAACCCCCCAAATTGTCTATGTTTGGCCTTGTCGGATTTGCCACGTGGGCGAAAACCGATAGCATCGGGACATGATCTCAATGGCCATTGAGCCGACAAAACGACGCCTGGTCCTGACCCGCGAGGCAGCCGAAATTTACGGCTGCACGATGGGTCGGCTGCGTCAGATGGCCAGGGCCGGCACGGTCTGGAGCGAGAAGGTCGGCCCCAGGGCGATGGCTTTCGACGCCGGCGAGCTCGAGCGGCTGGCCAAGGCCCGTGACAAGGCCCGCGGCAGGGGCAAACTCCGCGGAACCGCCCCCGGCGGATTCTCGCCCGACACGTGATTTTCGCGTGCAAATGGCACCCTCTGGAAAAATTCTCATCTGGCCTTGATAAAGCTACCGATGTCGGTAATGATCTTTCGCCACCAATCGGAGGAACCAATGAACGAAATCGAAGCCCTCGCCGCCGCCGGCTGCCGCTTTGTGCGGCTGGCCCGTCGTGAGAAGAGGCCGCTCGGTGCGGCCTGGCAGACCAAGGCGACCGACGACATGACGTATGTCAAGCAGTGGCTGGCAGCCGGTCACAACATCGGCCTGCTTCTCGGACCTGAGTCGGGCGTGGTCGACGTCGAATTTGACGAGCCTGCCGGCGTCGAGCAGCTGGCGGCGTTCGGCATCACCGACCTGCATACGCCCACGTGGCGATCGGCCCGCGGCGAGCACAGGCTGTTTCGCTGGGAGCCCTGGATGCCTTTGACAGCCGTGGTCAAAGCCGACTCGCTTGAGATCCGCCTCGGCGGGCGGGCGGCCCAATCGGCGCTGCCGCCGTCGGTTCACCCCACTGGCGAACGCTACGAATGGATCGTGCCGCCGTCGCTTGTCACGATTGCCCCCTTCCCGGCCCAGCTGCTGCGAGGTCTGCCATGCAACGCCTGACCTGGTCCCGCGTGATCGACAGTCTGGTGATGGTGCGCCTCGGGCAGGAGCTCGGCACATCAAGCGATCTCGCTCAGTCGATCGCGGGCGTAATTGACGCGGCGATCGCGGTCCTCGGCAGATTCTTCTGTTGACAAAGCTACCGACATGGATACCCTTGCCGCGAAAGCTACCGACATGGGCAATGGAAAGAGTGGAAACACATGCTTTTCCCAGCACAAATCACCCACACCGAAAACTTTATTGACAGCAGCGCCAGCGTGAATATGCTGGCCAGAAGCACCTACTGAACAGCCGTACACCAGTGTGCTGTATAGTGCCGGATAACCAGTACACCACCCAAGTAAAGGGCTTTTTAAGAGGGACTTGCCCACCCCCCCCCCCCCTATTTTCCCACGCTCAAGAATGTGGATGGATGGTTGTTCACTACTAAGCAAGTTAGTTGATTAGGACCGCTCGACGTCGGAGACGGCGAGCGGAAGGAAGCCGGCGGAGCCGGCATGGCAAGGAAGCACGGATCCCGCAGAGCACGACGCCGAGCGGGTCTTTTTTCTAGGAGGCAACGGATGCCGACGAAACGAAGCAAGCCGAAACCCTCCGCATCTCGAGGAGGCTCACGTGATCACGGACGACAACGGACTGGCCTGCAATCGCGGACGACGGGGCGGCGGGACAATGCGACCCGACGACCCAAGCCCCGCCGAGATCGAGCGGCTTTGCCAGATCATCCGGCAGGAGTGGCCGGAGTGGCGGCTGAACCAGGGCCGGCAGGAGTGGGTCGTCCAGGAGCACTACGCGAAGCTGGCGGACACGATCCTCGGAGTGCACTGATACGCGGTGCCAGCGGTGCCGCCCTGCTCTGTGCCGATCGGCTCTCAAGGTGCACGTACCTCAGCGGCGACGGTACGGCCGACGAGGCCGACGACCTGGACCTCGACGAGCGTATCGCCCGTGGCGATCGCATGGTGGCCTATGACGTCATCGGTGCGTGCATCAGTGATCTCACCGCGTGGCGTGACGGGCTCGGCGAGGTGCTCGCCGGTGCCGACACGCTCGCACGTATCGCCGCGCTCGCGGCCAAGAAGGAGCGACGCGGATGCTGATTCTGTCTCGGAAGGTTGATGAATCGATTGTGTTTGAAGGACTCGACATTGAGGTGATGGTCACCTCAATCGAGAGAGGACGCGTGAAGCTCGGCGTGAAAGCCCCGGAGGGCGTGACTGTGCTGAGACACGAGTTGCTCGAGCGGATGGATCCGTGGGTTATTCAGAAGAAACCAGAAGGAGTTGAAAGCAATGGCGACGAATTTCATGCCTGACCGGGCGGCCCGGTCGAGGTCGCAGCTGAACTGCGACCGTGGTGCTGCGATGGGCAGGGTGTTTCGGTTTGCTCGCGTGATGGTGGCCGGCATGGAGCAGTTGGATCGTGGGCTGTATCGCGTGGAGCCCGGTGATGTTCTGGCGCTCAGGACGGCGCTGGCCGAGGCTGCACGCATTGTTCGCAAAGACGAAGGGAGCTCGACATGAGCGGAGTTTTGCAGATCACACGCGGCCGCCGCCAAGCGGCGGTTCGCGGGACGATTTACGGTGACGAGGGAATCGGCAAGAGCACGCTCGCGACGCAATTTCCGGCGCCGCTTGTGCTCGACACCGAGGACGGCACGCACCACCTCGACGTGGCACGCGTCTCCGTGCACGACTGGAAAACCCTGACGCTCGCCGTGACTGAGCTCGCGGTGAACCCGCAGGGATTTCAGACGATCGTCATCGACTCGGCCGACTGGGCCGAGAAGCTGCTGATCGAATGGCTGCTGAAGACGAGCGGCAAAAAGAGCATCGAAGACTTCGGCTTCGGCCGCGGCTACACGATGCTCGCGGAGCACTGGACCAGGTTCCTCGCGTCGTGCGACGCGCTCGTCTCGCACGGCATCAACGTGGTGTGGGTGGCTCATTCGTGCGTTAAGCGTGTGAGCCCCCCGGACCAGACCGACGGGTATGACCGCTACGAGCTCAAGCTGACCAAGCAGGTGAGCCCACTGCTTCGTGAGTGGTGCGACCTGCTGCTTTTCTGCACCTACAAGATGCGGTTGGTCGAGGGCGGCGACGGCCGGCTTAAGGCCCAGGGTGGCAAGGAGCGTGTCATGCACGCGGAGCATTCCGCGGCGTGGTCGGCAAAGAACCGGTTTGGGTTGCCGGCTGAGATGCCCATGCACATCGGCCAGTTGGAAAGCATCTTCGCCGGGCCGGCCCCGGCGGCTGTGGGTGGTGCGCACCGCCCTGCAAAAACCGAGGCTCGCAAGGCCGAGGTACAGTCGCCGGCTCCCGGTCTGGGGGAGCCGCTGCAGGATCTGATCTCACGGCACATCGCCGACGCGAAGACCGTTCGCACGCTGGGAAAGATCGGCGACAGGATCGACGCACTGCTCTCGGAAGGGCAGCTGACCGACGACCAGGCCGACGTGCTGACGAAGGCCGTGGAAGCCCGGCACGAGGAGCTCGAGCCAAAGGAGGTCGCCAATGTCGTGGTCTGACTGCCCCCCCTGGAAGGTCCGCCAGGTCCAACGCGAAGAGCTCATGCGAAAGATTGCCGCAGTGGCGCGGGCGTATGAGTCTCGGGACATCGCGTTTGACAAGGCCAAGGACGAGATCGAGGAACTGCTGAACGGCGACGCCAACCGCATCGTGCGGGTTGGCAACAAGCAACACGAACCAGAGGTGCAGTCATGAACTGGGACGAATTTGGCGAGGACGAGTTTGAGGCTGGCGAGACGGGCGAGCAGGGCTTCGTGCCCGATGGCACGCACGTGGCTCAGATCAAGTGGGTTGGCATCCAGAACAAAGACTGGGCAAAGAACGACCGCAACCCGGAGGGCAAGGTGCTTTCCGTCAAGCTCGAGGTGTCGGCCAAGTACAAGCCGGTGTGGGAGTCGATCCCTTGTCACCAGCGTGGCAAAGTCGAGCAGCTGTGCCGTGCGGCACGCGTTGATCCACCTCGAGGCGAGTGGGACGAGCGTGAGCTCAAGGGGCAGATGGCCACCGTCGAGACGGTGCTGGCGTTGAGCAAGGCCGGCAACGAGTTCGTGAAGGTCGTCGCGTGGAAGCCCGGCCCGGAGCCGCTGCCGAAGGCTGTTCGCGAGGCGCCGGTCAGGACTCCGGCGGCGAAGGTGCGGGCGGCGTCGCCCGCGATTGGTTCCGACGACGTCCCGTTTTAACCAGGAGCAGCGTCATGGATGACGAGCCAGATGAGGATCGCATGGAGGCCCGCCGCCGGCGCAACCGGCTGGAGGCGGACCTCGACAGGATCATCGCGGAAAAGCCTGAGCCTGTGACGCCGGAGCCGCCGGCACCGGCGATGCCACCGCTGCACCCTGCGTTCGCACGGTGCGTCGGTCGGTGCAGCCCGGCCGGGCAGGACGAGTGGAGCAACAGGATGGCCCACAAGTACGGAGGTGAATGGTGAGCGACTATTTCTCGGAAAACGTGCGGGCGATCGAGCTCGACATGCCGCTGTTCAAGGCAAGGAATTCAGACCCCCAGACGTCGCATGCGGCGGCGGCAGTGCTCAAAGAATTCACCAGCGAGCAACACATGGCGATCCTCAAGGCACTGGCGGCCGGCCCGGCCGGAGCCAGCCGCATCGCGGAGCGATGCGGTTTGAACCCGCACCAGGTCGGTAAACGGCTGAAGGAGCTCGAGGTCGCCGGCCGGATCACGCTCACCGGTAGGACGGTGGCAAGTGCGAGCCGGCGCGGGGAGAGGGAATGGAGGTGCGTTTGATGGGCACTTATGACCTTGCCATTCAGCGCATGGACGAAGCAATCGCTGAATCCGGCAAAGATCCGAAATGCATTGCTGAGGCAAAAAAGCTTAGGCAAAAGAAACCTCCCGCCATACATGGTTGGGTTCTTGAATGCGTTTCGTACTGGTCGCAGCGTGTTTATGAGGGCGACATCGGAGTCGATTGGAGCGATGCCCATGATCGGTGCTGGCGATGCGGCGCACAGAGGACGCTGCAACGCTGCCACATCATCGCGAAGCAATTTGGCGGGTCACTCGAGCCGTCGAACATCATTCCGCTGTGTGCCTTTTGCCACGACGAGATGCCAGACGTTACTGACCATAAAGAAGTTTGGAGATGGATCTCCGAAACCAGGCCGCGGTTCTTCTACGGGTCATTGGTCGGCGAACGGGCCGTTGAGTTGTGCGTGCGGCGTCGTGTCGACCTGGCGAAGTTTAAACAGGACGTGTTTGAGAAGGCGATGGACGAGACAGGTCTTCATCTGATGCAGAACGGCAGCGGCTGCAGGATTAAAACGACTTCGATTGCGTGGGCAATCGAAATGGCATGCAAGGAGGCCAAGGATGGCCGGTAGCTGGATTCGCATGCGTCACGACCTCATCGATGCCCCTGAGATCCGGCGGCTCGCTCGGGCCGTTGGCGTTACCAAAGACGACGTCTACGGCAAGCTGTTTCGGCTTTGGTCGTGGTTCGACCGCCACAGTGTCAACGGCGTGGTGGCCGACGAGGAGCTTGAGGCCGTTGACGAGCTCATTGGCGTGACCGGGTTCGCTGCGGCGCTTGTCAGCGTCGGGTGGCTCGCGGACCAGGACGGCGGGATAGCGATCCCCCACTGGGAGCGACACAACTCGGAAACGGCAAAAGAGCGTGGTTTAGCGGCCGTTCGGCAGGAACGGCACCGCGGAAAGGCCCCCCCGGGTGACCTGTCACGCTCCGAGCGTGACAACCCTGCCGGTGCCTGTCACGGTGGGACCGTCACCAGACTAGAGAAGATTAGAGAAGATAATCCTCCTCCTCCTCCGATCGCTGCGCTGCCGGAAGCCAGAGCCGCCCTGCGGGCGGCCTGGAAGGCAGCCGTGAAGGCCGGGCACGCCCAGCCGTGGAATGCCCCTGCCCTGCCGCAGACCGCCGACCAGCGGCTATCGGAGCCCGGCTGGCTGGAGGAAGCCAAGCTGGCGATTGAGCGGCTGCCATCGTGCCGGTACTTCGACCAGGGCAAGGCCACGCTGCACCAGCTGTGCGGCGATGGGTTCGTCACGCGGGTGCTCGGCGGGCTCTATGACAACCCGAAGCCGGCGAAGGCTGCTCGCGTATCGCCGGACACGGAAAAGGCACCCCCCCGGGTCTGGAGTGGGCCGGAGGAAGAATCTCGGCGCCGGATGCTGGCGGAACTCAAAGCGAAACAACAAGAGGCAACAGCATGAACACCCTGCAGCAAATCCCAGCGGCCAAGTCGGCCGGCACCACGGCCAAGCAACTTGAGCTCGTCCAAGCTATCCGCCGGCTGACGGCCGAGGCCGACGGTCTGCCGCCAACGGTCCGCGAGTTGTCGACGGCCGTCGGCACCAACGTCGGCGACGTCCAGCAGAAGCTGAACCGGCTCCGGCGTGACGGTGTTGTTATTTGGAAGCAGGGCAAGGCCCGTACACTTCGCGTAACAGGAGGCTGAAATGTCCCCCCACCTCATTGCGATCTGCGGCGTGATTTATTTGGTGGTGGCCGTCGACCTGGCGGTGCACGGCAAGACTGGGCTGGCGATTGCGTATGCGGGTTATGCGTTCAGCAACGTCGGCTTGTACATGGCGGCGAGGTGACGCAGGAAAATGCCCCCCCCAGTCATATTTCAAAAGCAACGAAAAAACGACACATTGTCATAAGGGTTGGGCTATGGGACGCATGTCACGCCAGAAAGGGAAACGCGGCGAACGCGAATGCGCAGCCGAACTCGGCCAGCTGCTTGGCGTTAAATTTCGCCGGGGTGTTCAATTCCAGGGCGGGCCGGATTCTCCCGACGTGGTGCTTGACGGCGTCGCAATACACGTCGAGGCAAAACGCGTCGAGCGGCTGCAGCTGTGGGCCGCGATCGAACAGGCGAAAAAAGATTCCCCCCCCGGTAAAACTCCTGTGGTGTGGCACAAGGCTAACCGGAGGGGGAGCGTGGTGATCGTGGAGACTGCGATGCTCGTCGACTTAGCCCGCGAGATCGTTCGGGCTGTTTCTCAGGCGGAACAAAATGCCCCCCCCGGAAAACTTCTGGTTGGCGATCGCTAATTTCTGAGCCGCGGCCGACCTTAAGCCGCACAAAACGCCCCCGGCAAACTTATGCATCGAGCTAGTTAACTTTTTAGCCGCGGCCGTCCTCGTCCTGGTTGGCGCTGAAAGTTTTCAGCGTCGGAACGCAGAACAAAATGCTGGCCATCGATTTCGATTCCAGGGAAAACGCCGGCCACAATTAGTCGATTCAAATAAGCTCGCGTCACGTCGGCAATTTCTGCAGCCTTTCCGACTCGCACGTATTTCGTGGGATCGATCAACTTGGGTTTGCTCATTTCACTGACGGCTGCACGCCGCCCTCCCCTGGTACCATCACGTCCTTCACGTTGAACTTGTTGAGCCGCAGCACGGCGCCGGTGCCAGGCATCCTGACCTCGAGCCAGCCGCGGCCAGTTTCAAGGTCGACATCGTAGGCGGTTTTGCACCCCCACATGGTTTCGAGGAAACTCATCCTCCCTTGGAACTCGACGAGCAATTCATCCGACGGTGGGCTTGGCATGGCTAAACCTTTCTGCGTTGTGGCGTGGACCTGTGGAGGATTATTACGCGACGACCGGTAAATATCCAGTCGGAAATACTGGCGTGGTGGCGGGAGTTTTTCTGCACTTCTCACTGACAAATGGTCGAAGCATTTTTGTTTGGCCGCCGCCACGGAATCGTGGCCGGAAATTCCAAAAAAAAATGTCAGAGGAACTACGTAGCAAGAGGCTTCGGAAATTCGGTCGTCGAAATTTTCTTACCCCCACTGGTGGGGGTAGACCCCCGTCAGGGGGGTAGGGGGCTCGCCGGGGGGGTGGTGGCAGTCCGCGGCCGTCGGCCGCGGATGCGTGCACATTCCCCGGGCATGCATGCCCGTTTCCTGTTTTCCGTGTTGTCGATCGTGTCTTGTGTTGTACGCGTGCAGCTGGTCAAGCCGGCCGGCCAAATTTTTTTCTACGTGCACGCCCGGCCGGCCCAGCTGGTCGGCTGGTCCGTGGTCGATCGTGCACGAGCCCGGACGGCCGACGTCGGCCGTGGTGCTCGTGCTGTGCTGTGCTGTGCTGTGCTGTGTGGCCGTGCGCGCCTGGGCGCCTGCAGGGTGCTCCCCTGCGTCGCCACGTGGCCACGGACGGCCGTTATCGGTTTGTAAGTCTATGGGCATGCCGGCGCCTGTCCGCGGCCGTCAACGGCCGCGGACGTCGCCACGTCGCCACGTGCACGACCGCCGGCCGGCCCACGTGGGCAGGCGTCGCGACGCGTGCACCTGGTCAACGCGTTACCCCTGAAAGTCTTCAATGTAGGCCAGCTGGTCGGCCAGCTGGTCGGCCGTCATATGCTCGAGCACATCGCGGTCCGTGAAGTCTAGTTCGGCGCCGGACCGCTCGAGCACGGCCGCGACGTGCTCGGCCGTCAACGGGCTCGGCCGACAATCGAAACAATCGCAGGCGCTGGAATCCGCGCAGCATTCGGCACGTAGCATGGGGAAAGCCTCCAGGGGGTCGTGAAACGGGATCCGGCCGGCCCACACTGGGCCGGCCAGGCATGACGTCAACGGCATGCCGCACGCCGCCCTGGTGCACGAGCACCAGGGCGGACAGCGGCCGGCCGTCAAGCCAATTCGACGACGGCCGTACCCTGCTGGACCAACTCCCCGACGAACATAGTTCCGCGCGGTCCGCCCGGGATAGACTTCGCGAAGCCAGTATCGCGGGCGTTTTTCTTCGCAGCCTTCGAGCCCTTCAATCGCAGCCCGACGGCGACACTGCGGCCGTCATACTCGGGCGTTCTCAGGTCGTGCGCATCGCCGTCTCGGACGTCAACGGAAAACTCCTCCCCCGTGCTCTTGGATCGGAACACGATACGCTCGGGGAGCACACCGAACCGGCCCTTTGCACCAGTTTTCCGGCAACGATACTGCGGATGATACCAGCTATCGAAAACGACAATGAGGTTAACGCGAAGGGCATTAAGCCTTTTGACCTGGTCGAACGTGCTCTTTTCTGAAACGGAAAACGAGTAGTGCTCGTTTGCCGGCCGCATGCCGCGAGCGTATTGAATGCATCGCTCATCAAATTTCGTGTAGTGGTAGAACACGGCCGTCGGGAATAACGTCGGAAGTTCTGTTCCGTGTTCAATGTCCGATGCCGTGTTCAATCGGATGTGAGCACGAGCCCCAAGCCGATCGGCTTTTCGAACGATCGCCCCCAACTCTTGGCGTGCACGAGCGTAGAACCGATCCGGCCGATACTTGAACAGGCCCGTCCGTGCTCGAGCAGCTGCCCGGACCGCGGCGCCGGTAGTGCGGCCGGCAAACTGCAAAACGCAGCTATTGAAACAACCCTTCGTCAGATTCCCGCATACGTTGACGAAGCCGGACCAGAATCCAGGGGCAAGACTGACGCCCTTTGCGAGCACGGGAGCACCGCCCGGGAGTTTGGTCAACTTCGCATTCTCCCCGAACAGACTCTTTACGGCCGTATCGAAGTCTTCAAGGTATGCGGTCATACGTGCACGCCTGGCGGCTGCGATGGCGGCCGCGTGTTCGCGGATCGTATCGGCGGACGGCATGACGTTGAGCGTATCGGTGTTCATTGCTTCGATCGTGGAAGTTGTGGACATTTGGGAATCCTTTTCTCTCGTGTTCTCTGATCATTCGCAGCCGCACAACGCGGCCGACGTCATGAATATATCCATGCGGATATATCATGGCAAGAGGGATCGACAATCGGCCGCGAATTTATTCACGAAATATCCAGTTGGACATTTAGTTTTTGGGAATGCGTGCACGAGCTCGAGCACGTTGACGTTGACGCGTCAACGTGCTCGACGTTGCTCATGAAATGATCAGACGTTACAACACGTGAACGTGTGAACACGTGAACAGACGACCACTGCCACCCCCACCCAGGGGGCATGCCAACATGGCATACCACTTGTGGGGGGGGGTCCTTCCGCCGCCCGCGGCGGCCCCTGC